ACACCATCTGGTCGATGACATTTAATGTCTTTGAGATGTTTGCAATCTTTGCAAAGTTTGACTTCCTGCTGAACCTGATCCATCTTATACCCCTTATGTTTGACCTAATTAATTGAACTACACACACACTATACATCAAATAATCAACTAACACACAACTATTTATTGATTTGTTGTATTTCTGTCTTTTAACTCATTTTCTATAGCACGATAAAAGTTAAACCAATCTTCTGTTGTAGGTGTTGAGTACATGGGTATGTGTATATCCTTTAATTGACGTACTTCTGAACCTGTAAGCCCAAACCATCTAAGCTCAGGCTTGATGCGGTATTGGCACCCATTTAGCCAACTAGGATTATCAATATCTTCCCAAATTCCAGTAGTTTCCCTTATTTGAATTGTCTTACCTTTAGCCCAAGCGACAATCATGTCGTAGTGTTTATGTTTCATATCTATCCCCTAGTTAAATGTGTATGTACTGCCCTATCTCTTCCCGAAAACCCCCCTACCCCATGACAGAGTAAGTGAGTTCGGCTCTTCCCCCATTTACGGGATACGCATGGTAACCATTGGCTACACCCCTGGGCTTGCGTATTCAACCAGCCCCACGGATTCTTACGGATTTGCACCGACTCACACAACTTCTGTGGTTTACCGTGTATCTCTTTTCTTGGTAGCAGCGAAGATACGCCCATTGTTAACGCAACCAGTACGGTTAACGTAGAGGACATAAAAAAACCCGTTTTACTCAGCATCTTTATCGAAACCCCTCGCGGGGAAAGACACTGAATGAAACGGGCTTTGATGTGTTGCTTTCGACGTCAACAAGGGATTTATAACATGGGTTTTTACTTTGGGTCAAGGGGGCGGTACTTATCCCAAGTTTTCCGAACATCGGTTTGTTCACTTTTCACATACTTCCAGTCTGGATCAAGCAACCCAAAGCGTGGGCGAGGTTCAACGGTGGCCTCGATCCCTAGATCCTTTGGATACGCCTCATCTTGCAAGGCGCGCGCGGGAGATTTTTCCTCTATATGCACACGCCCGTACCATCTCAAACACAACGCACCGAACAATAAGGCCGCCAGGACAGCGTAAAAGATAAAAATATAATCGTAAATATTCATTTTCTACAGCTCCGAAAATTAGCCCTTTATAGGCATTTGTTTAAAAAGTAATACCTAAATACTTATGACGATAAAAAAGGGCTATAACAGCCCTTTAAATCGATTCTAGAGTACTGTTACATAAACAACAATAAGATAAAAGCCACGGCCATTAAGGCCAGGGCAAGTGAATCGAGTAGTATTGCTTTCATGCTGTCACCTGTTTGTCTAAGACCAGTTCGCAATGGTCGCATACACCTTTGTCATATCCACGCCTGTAAGCGTTTTGTTCGCTATCTGACATAATTTCAAAGGCATCATGCTCAAACACACCTGACGCTCTACCTTGATAGTATCCAAAAGCGTAGTATTCGATTTCAATATCACTCATGCTGTCACCTCTGCGATTGCGTCTAAAAAGTGGCGTTTAAACAGATTGCGACCATCTTGCGTTGATAGTGCATAGCGTGCCATCGGCATAGGCAACTCTTGACCAGTAACGTAGTGATAAACCACAGTTTTGCAGTCTTTTTGATAGACAGCATAGCCAGTCTGCTTACCATCAATTTCAATTTGATTGTTTGTAAAAATATTCATGTTATGCCCCTAGAGTACGAAATTAGAAAGTTTATTACCCCAACAATAGTCACCTGTTGAGAGTTTGTAGAGTGGTAAGGTCTTACGGTAAAAAGGTGAGTACACATCTTCAACGTGTGTAAGACCCACGACCGTTCCTCTGTCTACTACGCCATTCTCGTTAATAATCTTGCAATCCACTACGGCGGTCTTGAATAGTTTGTACTTACCTTGATTCTGCAAATAGTCTTGATGATTAAATGATATAGACATGGTTATGCCCTCCTCTTTTCAACAGGGTTATGCTGCGATAACTTAGCGGATAAATCCGCAAGACCGAAAGCGAATAACTGGTCGTTATAGTTGTCACGGTTTGCAGCGTGCCAGTTACCGAAACTGCTATTTGAGCGAGTGATAAGGTATACGCTGCCTTTGCAATAGCCAATGTATGCACCTTGCCTAAACGCAGACTTTTCGATGTTTGGATAGGCTCTCATGCTTGCACCTTTGAAGCATCAAAACAAAATGTGTAGCCCTTGCCGTCTGAGCTGTCACCATGTCGCATATTGTCTAAGCACCATTCAAGCGAATGTTTAGCAACAAGAGCCTTAACTGCTTGAAAGTGGCAAACCTCAAAAGAATATTCGTGAGGGTAGTTGATTGTTGCTGTAAGACCTGTCGTGGTGTATGCCTTAATCCGTGAGCCACGGGTATTCGATGCGCCGATATAACGAGTGTGAATTGCAATCATGGTATAGCTCCTGATAAGTTACCTGATAATTGATGGATACTACAGTGTTGATTAGATCATGTATTGATGATCTTGTGTAGAAATAATTACATTATTTTACTAGGTGTTTATACTAATAAGTAATACTTAGTGGCGTTGTAAGTATATATAAGTATTTTAATTATTATACTTAATAAGGGACATAGTAACATAGTCACCTATAGTTATAGTGAGGCGACACCAGCGCAGCGAAGTGAGATTGTCGAGGGGTATGCTACTCACACTCTAATCAATTCACACAAGGGGCCGATGGCCATCTTGTATATATATAACCGGCTACATATATTACTGTCGACCTAGTCTGATACTCAAATGGTCATGGGACACGAGCGCGTAAGCGATACACGCATACTCTAGACGCGACAGCGCCAGGCATCGTTGCAGTGTGGCCGGCGATGGGCTGGGAGGGCGGCTGGAGGGTGCACCTCTCCTTTCCCCCCCCAAAGAAAAATAGGCTTTTGCGTAGCATCTGTTATTATTGAGTTATTGCATTATAGGGATAAGAGATGATACAAGTAGATAAAGATATACCAGTACCTACAAGACGAAGTAGGACGTTATACCCATATGAAGAGATGGAGGTTGGGGATAGTTTCTTTCTTGAGGATATGCCGTTGCAGCAAGTGTGCAATAGCAATCTGAGGGCTGGTAAACGTAGTGGTAAGAAGTTTAGTGCCAGGACTGAAGACGGGGGGGTACGGGTATGGAGGATCGTTTAAATGACTTGTTAGACAAGTTGATGTTGATTCATCTAGAGCGGGTGTTGGACTTATTAGAGGATGAAGACAGCGATGATGATGCAGAGGTGTATGAGGCGGCTAAGAAGTTGTTTGTTTACTTTGGAGGTGAGTTAGATGAGTATTAATGTGAATGGTGCGGAAGTCATTGAGGAGTTGATTCAAACGGCAGAGGATGCTGCGAGAAAGCAATACCTTGATCGAGTCTGGAACATGAATAAGACTGAGATGTTTGGTGAGTTGATGCGGGTGCATACTGAGAGCAATCGTTTGTTGCACGTTGCACAGACGCAGATTCAGGGTTTGCAGGAACAGATTTTGAAGTATGGAAGACCTGTTCACTAGAGAGTTGTTAAAGAGTCGCGTTGATTTGATGATCCAGATGCAGCGTGCTTTAGCTTGCCGAACCAAGCGTCAAAAGATTAAGCTCGCGCGCGAGTGGAAGGCTAAGTATTCTGAATTGATGTACAAAGAGTTGATTGCGTGTGCCAAAGATAAGCGGGTACGCGCCAACATTGCAAACTGGGAAAATGATGGCCGCATTTAATCTGCAACAGTTCTATCATTTTTGTAAGCAGCTCAAGATTGAAACCAAAGAGCAGGGCTTACGCAAGATGGATAACTTGCTTGGCACCCAGAAGTATGTGATGAGTGAGATTGCCAAAGGGCTAGAAGAGGATGTGCATTTCTTTACAATCCTCAAAGGCCGCCAGTTAGGGATTACAACGATTAGCCTGGCACTTGATTTGTACTGGCACTTTATTAACCCTGGTCTTCAGGGCACGCTGACCACCGATACTGAAGAGAATCGGGATATGTTTAGGTCTACGCTTGCCATGTACATGGAAGGCTTACCGAAAGAGTACAAGATACCTGTGATTGCACATAACCGCACACAGATGAGTCTGAAGAACCGCTCTCGATTGTTTTA